TGGCTTATCTGTTGTACAAGGAACTAGATTTTGTGATATAACTAATGGCTTTTATGTATCAACTACATTAATGCATAAATCAGGTCAATGGATAAAATCAGAAACTCGAATGCCAATAGGTGGAAAAAAGGATGCTCATGCAATTGGAGCAGCAATAACATATGGTAGAAGGTATGGTATGGCTGCAATGGTAGGCATAGCACAAGCAGATGATGACGGTAATAGTGCAACCGACAAAGCACCAAGACAATCAAACTATAAACAAGGAGCGCAAGGATGAAAACTTTCACAGTAAAAAAAGGTAATAATAATTATACTACAGGATGGCATACAAACACCATAACTAACGCAAAATATGATACTTACGGAGATGCTAAATATATAGATGTATTCTTTGAAGGTTATAAAAATCACTTTAAATTAAGAATTTATGAAAGAATTAATAAAGATGATGAAGAATTTGCAATTTCTAATTTATTTAGATTTGCTAATGCTGGTATCACTGATGCATTAGATAGTGGTGATAAAAATGTAATAGTTAAATTTGATGATTCTGCTGATAATTTAGCAGGGAAACAAATTAATGTTTATTACTATAAAGATGCTAAAGGTTATACTGCATGTTTAAATCAAGTAGCACCTACATCATTTAAAAATATAGCAGATGATTTCTCAGAAGACGATGTGGCATATTATAAGAATAAAGCAGAAAATTACTATCAAAAGTATATACTGCCTAAAATAAAACAGAAGACTGAGCATACTACAGTTGAAGAAGTAGCAGATGTGCCATTTTAATTAATTTGCGGAGGACAATAGGGGGTAGGTTTGATCTTCTCTTCCTGCCCCTTAACTATAAGGAGTAATAAAATGATTAAAGAATATGCTTTTTCCTTATCTAATAGGCATTATTTTCAAGATGCCAATGAAATGGGAAACTGGATGAATATTGATAATGATACATTTATGTCGTTATATGATTATGATGATTACATTGTAGATTTCTTTGCAAAAAAGAAAACATTATCTGGATTTGATGGATTAATATACATGCCTGATGAATTTATTCTTGATGTAGATGGTATTAATTTTAAAACAGGTTGTGAAAAATCTATAGGATTAGGATTATTGTTAGAAGATTTAGAAATTCCCTTTGCAATATATTTCTCTGGTACTGGATTTCATTTTCATATTCCTGGTCAAGCATTTAGATGGAAACCTGCTAAAGATTTACATAGTAAAGTAAAGCAAGCATTAAATGCACATGGAATATTTGAATTTGCAGATCCTTCTGTAACAGATAAAACTAGACTTATTAGAGTAGTTAATACAAGAAATAGCAAATCTAATCTATATAAAGTACCTATTAAATGGAAATGGTTGCAAGCTAGTGATGGAGAAGCTAAAATATTAGAAAAAGCTAAATATCCTAAATCTTTTACATCACCAGAGATGGAGTGTGAACCAGTATTTGATGTATTATCTACTGCTAAAAATACAAAAGAAATAACAACACCTACTTTTATTTCTCAAGGTAGAAATCCTGATCCAGTAAATTTTCCTTGTATTAGTCATATGTTAATGGATGGAAGTGTTGGTAAAAGGCATATGGTAGCTTTAAGATTAGCTTCATGGTTTAGATGGAGATATCCTGAATCCATAGTAAGATTAATATTAGAAGATTGGAGGCAATCAGTTGATAAACAAGATAGTAGGTTTACTGAAAAAGAACTGGATAGTATTATCAATAATTGTTATGATGGACATGGGGGGAATGGTTATCGTTACGGTTGTGTTGATCCAGTTATGGATACTTATTGTAAACAAACCTGTAAACTCTATAAGTCCAAGAAAAATCAGACAGTTATGGATGCATCGTCCATGGAGACGGCTCTTATAGATTTCTTGAGATCAGATTCTGAACCATTGAATTTAGGCAATCTATATGCAGGTGAACACTTTCCTATATTTCCAGGAGAAGTTGTAGTAATACAAGCTCCTCCTAAATCAATGAAAACTATGTTGTTACAAAACTGGGTTAATGCATTTAAAAGACCTACATATTTTATTGAGATGGAAATGAGTCCAAGACAGATATGGTCTAGATTTGTCATGATGGAAATGGGTTGGTCTGAAGATGATTTAGCTAAGCATTATCAACAAATGCATAATGGTATGGATAAAAAATTTGGATGGTTAACTGTAGACTATAGTGCACCATTCACTACTGAATTAGAAAAACGAATACAAATGTTACCAATTAAACCTGAAATAGTTGTTATTGATCATATGGGATTGTTTAAATCTAAACACAAAGATCCTAATATGAAAATAGAAGAAGCATCTCAAGCTATGATGGAATTAGCAGTAAGAAATAATATAATAGTATTTACAGTAAGTGAAATTACTAAGCAAGCATTCCATGAAGGAATGAATATGGCATCAAGTAAAGGTTCATTTAGAACTGCATATAATACTAACAAATTATTATCTGTTAAACCATTAAAATCTAGGACTACAGGATTAATTGAAGCATTGCATTTAACTTGCGAAGCAAATCGTGAAAAAGAACATATTGATATTAATCTAGTAGTTAATAATTCTAACATAAATAAAGGAGAGTTAGTGTGAATAGGAAAACATATGATAATTTATTGAATAATATTATCAAAGAAATAAAAAGTACTCGTGATGCTGGTCAAAAAGAGTATGCTAGAGATGAAGGCGATGTTCTAGCTAACTTCAATAGGATCAGTAAGTTAACCGATGCTTCTAAAGAAAAAGTATTAATGACATACGTATACAAACATATTGATGGTATTATGGCATATATCAATGGACATACTTCTCAAAGAGAAGATGTACGTGGTAGGATTAAAGATATTATGGTATATATGACATTATTATGGGCTATGGTAGAAGAGTCTGAAGATATTTTCTTAGATAGACTAAAAAAAGAAACATTAATGTTAGATAAAATGGGCTTTACACAGTCTAAAACTGTATCTAATCCAAAAGCAGAAGAAGTTTCTTATCCAGAATATCAAAATACAGGAGATGAAATAATATGAAAGCAACAAAAGGAGTAGAATAATGACTATAGATAAATTAGTAGAAATGGCTGATAATCAAAAAGATTGTAATTTTCATGAAGTACAAATGTATGCATTAGTAGAAATAGCTAAATCTTTACAAAATATGGAAAATACAATAAATAAATTAACTAATATATCAGAAGAAATATCTTTAACAATATAGGAGTGAAATAATGTTTATACAATTAAATGATCAATGGGCTTTATCTGCTGACGAACATTGTTGGATAGTTAAAAAATATCAGGAACCTAACGAAGCTTATCCTGATGGCAGATGGATAAGTAAGTACTTTTGCACTGAGTTTAAAAATGTAGTAAAAAGATTAGCAAAACTAAGCATTAGATTAAACAATGCAACAACTATGGACGGACTAGTGAAACACGCTGAATCCGTCCACAGCGATCTCAGTCTTCTTTTAGATTATGAGGTAGCAGATGCTTAATGATCGAATAACACAAGATGAAGATTGGAAAGATGGAGTAAATGCTTTCAGATCTAAAACTGCACATATAATTCATGAGTTAACATTAATGATAGAAGAATTACATGAAAAGGTAAGACAACTTGAGAGTGAGAAACATAACGAATCTGTGTGAAAAAAGAGTACATTTTAAATGTGAATGTTGTAAAGTTATTTCTCTAGGGAAAGTGTCAGTATATTGCTGGCATCTTTTCTCTGGAGAAAGCTTAACAATTTGTAATAAATGTGCTAAAAGAGAACTAGGAACTAAAAATAAACAAGGATGGGAAACTTTACATGAGAAATAAAAAAGAAATAGAAAATGCATTAGTAGAAGAATACCATTTACTTGACAAAATAGACATGGAAAACCATGAAAATTTTCTTGTAATTAACTTCAGTCATGGAGTAATTGAAGGACTTGAATGGGTATTGGCTAATCCACTATTTAAAGGAGCAAATAATGGGACTATCAAACGAGCACAAAATAAGCTCAGAAATGAGTTGGGATTTGGTGAAAAGTATAGCTAGAATAGTAGCATACATGAAGATGGGGAAGCATGATGACTGCATATGTAGCCCAGAAATGAGTATAAAAAATCTTACAAAAGATGCAGATAAAATAGATAAATGGCTAGTAAAGGTATATAATAATGAAACCAAGATCAGGAAAAAATAAAGGAAGAAGATTACAAAATTTCGTAAGGGATATGTTGCAAGATACATTTCCAGATCTTCATAAGGACGACATTAAAAGTCAAACTATGGGAATGCCTGGAGAAGATATTGTATTGTCTCCAGCAGCTCGCGATATTATTCCTTATAGTTTTGAATGCAAGAACGTAGAGCGACTGGATCTATGGAAAAGTCTATCACAAGCTGAAACTAACTCAGCAGATAGAGAGCCTGTATTAGTAATAAAGAGGAATCGAAGTAAAGTATATGCAATATTAGAATTAGATACTTTCTTAGATTTAATTGGGAATAATAATGAAATATAGATATATAGCTCAAAAAACAAATAAATTAAAAATAATGAATAATCTTGAACAACAGAGTGCTTATTTATTATTAAAGCAAGTATTAATAGATGTAAATAGCTCTAATCCTAATTGGCAACAAGTTATAGATAAATTATATATTATAATTAATTCTATAAAAGGCCTTGTTAAGTAAACCAAAGATAGTAGGGGGAGGAAACTTCCCTTACTATTAAAATCTATCTAAAGAAGCTAAAATAGATTTCATATTTAAATCTTTATATGGATTTTTTTGTGATTTAGGAGCAAATGAATACCCTAATTTCATAGCTGCAATTTTACGTAATTCTCGTTGTTTTTTAGTAGGAAACACACCAAGTTCAAGTTGTAGTGCATCAATAAAATTCTTTTTAACAAATACAGGCCATGAATAGGTCATAATTCTAGCTAATTGTGCATTAACCAAGCTTATATCTTGATATGTTTGAAACTTTTCTTCAGTATTATAATGAGAAATTTCTTCAGAAGATCCAAACTTTACTTCATTTTGCATATATCTGTCATTTAATTCAGCTATGCCTGTTAACCAATTTATATTTGGTCCTAAGAAGTAATATCCTCCTTGACCAAAAGTAGCTTTATCCAATTCAGCTACTTCATCTGGATTATCTCTATCTGTTGTTAACCATTTATAAATTACATTACCTGTTTCCAATACATCATTATTAAACAATTTACCTATATTACGACCAGTTGCAATAGATATACCACTCATAGTTGCATTTAACATTCCAAATCTTAATAACTTCCACGATTCTTCAGAAGTAAAATCACCAGCTTTAATAGATGCCATGCCTTCTTTACGCCATTTATTCATCAAATCAAACATTGAAAATCTATAATGC